CTAATTGCAGTACCTACACCTGGTATAATAGAACCAATTGTAGCACCAATTGCAGCTCCTCTACCTGCTGAACCTAATACACCCATTGCTTCATCAGCTCCTGATCCTTCTTCTATACCCACCCATGAACTCATCATTGATCCTTTTTCAGCACCACCTGTTAAAATACCTAAAGTAGTTGCTTCTGCAGCACCAATATTTTGTTTTACACCTGCTGCTTTTTGTTCTTCAGCACTCATTTGTGATTGTGAATATCCTGTGTAACCCCCTATCCCTGCATCTAAAGCAACCCCTAAAGGACCTAATACTTTTGCTGCTTTAGAAAATGTTGATAATGCTTTAGTTCCACCTGGAATTTTAGAAACTATACCCGGTGCTTTAGAAGCTACACCTGGAGCTCCTAATGTTCCTGATGTACCATATTTTATTGCTGCTGCTTTACCTGTTACTGTTTTAAATGGGTTAAATTTGCCCATTTTTTCAAACATACCACCTATACTAAAATTACCTGCTTTTGAAAAACCACCTAAAGTTCTAACAAAAGTACCACTTTTACCTAAAGTATGATATAATGCTGTTGTAAGTTTATTTTTACCAAATACTTTTAACATTCCTCTTTGAAGAGATCTTGTAAAACCACCTTTTTTACCAAAGTATTTAAATATTCTACTACCTCCTCTTAATAAATCATTTCCACCACCTGATTCATTCAAATTATAAGTGTACATAGGATTTAGATAACTTCCTTTATCCATAAATCCACCAAATAGACCCATAATTCCTTTTGCTATACTATTAACTATCATACCCCCTACTGCTAAACCAGCTACAGCTAATAATACTTTTCCTGCAGGACCCGATAAGAAGTCAATTACTTTAGAAATCATTGGTCCAATCTTTTTAGCCATTTTTAAGAAGAAAGGTCCTATTTTTTTAGCTATTGGTTCTAATGCTGCTTTAATTTGCTTTACAGCTGATTGCATTGTTCTATCAAATGTAGCTGCGTCTTTACCTTGTTTTGCTAATTCTGCTGATTTTGCTTGTTCAGCTCTTACTTGCTCTCCTGACATATTAGCCATTTCATCTTGTTTAGCCATAGCTTCCCCTAATTTATCCATAGAAATACCAGTTGCTTCTGAGAATGCTTGTTGAGCTAATACATTATTTTTTAGAGATTTATAATTTTCTTTAATAAGTCTTTCTTCTTCTTGTGCTGCTAATGCTGTATTCCCAGTTATAGCTGCATATCTTAATTTATCTAAATTTAAATCTTTTTGGAGATACATTTCTGCTTCAATTTCTTTTGCTATTGAGCTTTCAAAATCTAAATGTGTTGCGGCAGCAGCAGCTATTTCATCCATAGTCATTCCTAATCTTGACGCTGTATGAGCTGCTTTTACTAACCCTTCCATACCTCCTTTTATGTTAAATCTTACAGTACCACTAGATCCTGCTATTTGATCTATCATTTGTTCAGTTGTTACTACGTATTCCCCCGTTTTATTCATTGCATTTGTAACATCTACAATGTTATCTCTAACCTCTTGAAAAGGAACACCCATTTGAGCAGATATTTTGAATAATGCTGATGCATGTTCTGCACTCATACCCATATACAAGACCATATCTTGGTAGGTTTTTGCATTTTTTTCATTAAATGCTAAATTCTGACCTACAGCAGCATTCATTGATTTTTGGGCTGATAATAATTCTTCTGTGAAATAGTACATATCGCCAGATCTATCTCCAGCTGCATGTATTTCTTCTTTCATTTTCTTTGCATTCTCTCCTGCTATCCCAAATGCTTGTCCTACTTCATTTGTAACTTTTAATACATGATTAAATATTGATAATAAGAATTTAACTGCTTTAACAATCATTCCTATAATAAACAAAGGATCTGTTAAAGCTGATGCTATTCCTCCAATTATTCCTTTCATTCCTGTCATTGCTACTGCCCATTTACTACCACTTTTAGCAGTTTCTCTCATATCTGCCTCAATGCCCTCAAATACATCACCTTTTATTCCTATCTTACCTAATAGACCTACCATTCCTTGAACGGCAGCTCCTGATAGACCCATTGCTTTTTGGATCTTTTTCTCTTCTTTTAATCTTTCTTGTGTTTTTTTAACTAGCTCCTCTTGAAGATTATACTCTTCTTTCATTTGTGCTAATAACTTAGCTTCTTCATCAGTAAGATCTTTTCTTGCTTCTAACTCTGCCTTTAACATACCACGACGAGCTAATTCAATTTTTGCTTGTTTGGCTAGATTTTTAACTTGTTTACCTTGTAATTCATTGATGCCCATAGCATCATCATACAATTGTTGACTTATCTTATATGTTTTTTGTAAACCTGCTGTGTAATTTTTTTGAGCTGTAGCTATTTTGCCCATTTCGGTTAATTGGGCTTTTATAGTAGCATGTAAACCTCCTGCTTTTGCATCAGCATCTTCTAATGCTTCTTTATATCTTTGAGCATATTCTGATAATTCCTTAAAATTATCCTTTAGAGAATCCGCAGATGATTTATCGAAGTTTATTTCGAGCTTTTTTTCTCCAAATTGCTCTCTTAAATCATTTACTTCTTTAAGTAATTTTTTTACCCTTAAAAGTTCTCTTTCGTTTTTAGACGCCATTAAAGTATTTTGTTATAAATATTAGAAAATACTATTTTTTAGCAGGATTTGATTTAGATGTGACGAAGTCAGGTATAGTTACTTTATTAGAAGAAGGAGGTGTTTTTACTCTGTCTGTGTATTTTGCTCTTTGAGCATTTCCAGGATCACTTCTTTCTGCTTGTTGAAGAATTGATTTAGCTCTATTCATATCATTTGTAGAAGTACCTTTTTGTGCCTTATTCTTTTCCTCATAATGCTCTTGGATTTTTTTCATAGTAAAATTTCTTAACCAAATAGGCATTTCATAAACAGTATGCCAGTCATACCCACCCTTACCGAAAAATACTATTTCGTGGATTTGGTTAAATAAACCATGTCTATATTCGGCTGCTTGACTAGGCGTCAGGGAAAAAAAAGTTGGCACCTATTGGAATGTCAATCTCTTCTATTATACCTGTTGGAGTGGTCCGTTCAAATGAAAAATCAACATCTGGTTGGACTTTGAGTATATAGTCTCGGAGGGCTTTTGCATCCCTTGCTAGAAAATAATTATCTACAAACTCTCTTATATCAGCTTTACTATCATTACCATCTACTGATAAAATCATATGTTTCATTCTTGTAGACATTTCAGGAGCAAGTTCTTTATTAATCTTTTTAAGTCCTCTTACTTCAGCATCTACTTGTTTTTCAGTTTTATCAGTCATTAATTGAAATTCAATTAAATTTTGTCCTGTTGGAGTTTGAAATGAAAATCTATTAACACCTGGTGTTATTAATTTTTCATCGAATTTTTTATTTTCTAATGTAGATAGATCAACTTCATGTTCTTCATTCATATAAGTAAACTTATAATCTTTACCATATCCTAATACACGTGATGCTACTAACAATGCATTTTTATCACCAACAATCATATCGGCTATATCACATTCAGTTACTACTAACGCTTCTAATAATTTATCTATAACAATTCCTTTTTGGATATAAGAATTATTAGTAATAATATCTTCTTCTTTAGCAGTCATGTATTTCATTTCTACCTTACCTTTAGATAATGGATTATCTTTTGGATATATAATACCTTTAGAAGGCAAATCTACTATTTCTGTAGGAAATTTGAATTTTGGTTTAGATGCTTTTGGAGTTTGCACCTTTTTTTCATTTTGATCCATATAAATTTTATTTATTATAACTTAATTTCATATTATACATATATAATGTAAAAAAAAGCTTGACAGAAGCCAAGCTATTTTTAAAAATATTTTGATTTTTTATTAGAAATTCAATACGCAGTAATCCATTCCAATAGTTAAATCTATATTTTGGGCAGTTCCGTCATCATCCCAATTGAAATCCCCGAATGAAGCGTCTTTAATAAATGCTCCTTTTATAATCCATTCAGAAACAACGTCTCCTACTGGACCTAATATATCAATTGTTAGATCTTTTTTATAGAAATCACTATACCCATCTCTACCAGTAACTGATTCATGGTGTAATCTAGTCCATTCCATTACTGCTTGAGCTCCTGATGGAGTAATTGGGTCAAATAATTGCATTGTGATGTCATTCCATCTTAATTTACCTTTTACTTTTCTATAAGTATTTATATGGTTAAGGATTATTTCATCTTGTGCAAATCCCATACCACTAATTCCTTTAATTATGTAAGAAGGAATTCCATCAACGTACATAATAAATCTATTTGATACTTTTGGTTCAAAGGCTGTGAAAAATATTTCGTTCGGGTTTAATACTGCCATTTTATTTCTGTTTTTATTTTATTATAAATATCTAATTTTTAAGTTTTTATGATGGAAATTGTGCCCCAGTTGGTAAAATGTTGAAATCTAAGTAAATAAATTCAGCTGTTTTAGTTGGCTGTAAATATATTGCACCTACCATTTGGTTTCTATCAACTACATCTGGTCCGTTATTTGAAGCATCCATCACAACTTTAAACGCATATAAACCTTGTCTTTGTTGTACTGACTCCAAATATGGATTAACTTGAGCTAAGAAGCTATTTCTTGTTGCTGCTGTATTTTGTTCAAATACTAAATTATCAGCAATTTGTGAAATATATGACTTAAGTTCAATTAATAATCTTCTAACATTTACTCTATCTAAAGCTGATGCTTGAGATTGTAACGTTTTCTGACCAAATACTACTACTCCTCTTCCTGGGAATGTAGCTATAGGATTAACTTTTCCTGTATATAAATCGTCTCTATTAGTTTGAGTTAATTTTCTTTCTGCTTGTACTACTGTACTTAATCCACCTCTATTAATTCCAGCAGGTGCGAACCATGCCTCAGCTGCTTTGTCATTATACGCATATACACCAGGTATTAACGATGATGCTGGGCACCAAACTAATTGAGCTGAATCTGGGTCATTAATTTGAACCCAAGGCCAATATGTTGCTGCATATGAATTATCTACACTTGCTGCTTTACCAGTAACTGCAGTAATTGTTGCACCATAATTTTCCATATCCATTAATAGAATAGCATCTCCTCTACTTTGTACATTACTTAATGCTACATTTAATGGAGTAGCTGCATTTGCATTTGCATATACTAATCCTGGAGCTGTTAATAAGTTATATCTGTAATCATCTTTATTTGCTAATAGGTTAAATGCTGTTCCATATCCACCTTTAATATTACCCATTTCAGTTGATTCCATTCCTTGAGTATCATTATTATTAATTTTTTCATAATAATTTTGATTTGCTGCTACATTAGTTCCTTCTGCACCACCCATTGATCCACTTTGAGCTGATGGAATAGATCCTGTGTATTGATCTTTTGCAATTCCACTATTATCAAAATAATCTGGAGTTTTTAAATCTATTGATTTTACTCTTACATATCTTGATGCGTTTCTATAAGATCCTGTAGGTTGTAAATATGGTTCTGCTGAAGAAGCTGCCATTAATGTATCTGTCATATCTCCAACAATTCTAGCTATATAGTTAGATTGTTTTGGATCTAATGATACATTAGGGAATACTTCTAATATTGATTTTGATTTTGAATTATCATTACCTTGTCTAATTATTAAACTAAATACACCTGATCCTGTGTTAGGTGCTTGTATTTCCCATCTTACGTTATTTGCAGAACCACTATCTAAAGCACCATTTGAGCTTTCTGGACCTGCACTATTCATTATAGTACCTTCAGCTATTGTTTCTAATGTAAATACATTAGCATTAGTAATCATTGCTGCTGTTAAAGTAAATACTGCATCTGCTGTTGGATTTCCTATATTAGCTAATGCTACTGTTAATGTATCTCCAATTTCATAATTTGATCCTGGAGTTGTTCCAACTACTGCACCAGTTACTTCAACTAATAAATCAGCATCTGAAAGTGTTAAACTTCCTGCAGATGAGTTTTGAACATTTGCTGATCCTAACGTAACTGTTAAATCACCTTGTGCTCCTGTAAATCCTGCTGTAATTAAATCTGCTTGTGAAACTGTAAGTACATTACTTGTTACATAATTAGTACCAATATTAATTACTGTTAATGCTGAAATTCCATTATTTATATCATCCGCTGCAAGTGTTAAACTTCCTGCTGCTGAATCTTGTACATTTCCTGATGCTAATGTTATTGTT